AACGAACGCAAATTCGTCCAAGAAAATAATGTTGAAGGACATACCACGAACAGCAGATGCTGATGTGGAAGCAGCTAGGATAGTGGAACCATTCTCAAGTTCAACAGAACCTTTGTTCCAAGAAATAATACCGTGCTGCATCCATTGAGGTAAGTTTTCATACGCCAACTGCAAACGCCCCAGAATCTCTCTCGCAGTAGACGCTTTGTTAGCTAGGATACCAATAGTAACGTTGTCGTTAAAAATTAGATAGTGAAGTAGGAATGCAACGCAAGTGGTAGACTTACCAGTCTGACGAGGCATCTTACAGATAGTAAATCTTTTCTCGTGAAAGCTTTTAATTAAGTTTTCCTGAAAGTCATATAGCTTGAATGGGATAATACCATGATCAAGTGATACAATCTTAATATAATTAAGCGCAAAATAAATGGGATCTGTTTTACACTTCATCAACTCCTGTACTTGCTCGTATGAAAATTGAACAGATACATTTGTCTTCTTTAAATTTGGATTACCAAGATACTGTGTATCAGGCATAATAAAAAAGGCTCCTATGTTATATAGGAGCCTTAATCTTAGGGTGAGTTTGGAATTGGAGGTGGGTTGGGGACTATGATATTGTCCTCATCGTACCTTACATATGGAGGGGTTGCTATTGGGTTGTTGTTCTCATCGTGCCGCTGATATGGTTGAGGCGCAGGAGCAACATTGTTGTTCACATCATAGCGCACATAGCCAGCATTGAAATCCAAGAAATTTAAATTGGACCATCCTTCACCAGGATCACTATCATTATCAGTTGATGCGGGATTTGCTATCGGATTATTATCTTCATCAGATCTCTGATAGTAAAAATTCATTGACCCGATTCCAGCCGCATAATCAGCCATATTTTTTACCTGGATAGTTTAATAATATTTAGAATAAAGATGAATGCGAATAGACAGGCAGCGCCTTCGTAGAAATGACCCATTGGGGGTTAAGGAGTATTAAAGACGCATTATATATCATTCTCGGTGTATGTACATTATACCTAGTGTGGGAACCATAACAAGAATGTAGCACATTAGTCCTAGGAACCAGTTATGACCTATTGCGTGTATCAGCATTTCCATTTATCTAAAGCAAGTTTCTTACGTGTTGGTTCTCCCTTCTCATCTTTGAGGGGACCTTTCATACCACCCATTCTAGCGCAGAATGATTTTTTGCGTGGACCACCTTCTGGTTGTGGTGCTTTCAAGTCACTGCCGGGATTCTCTCGTTCGTAGGATTTGCGTCCTTTCTCGTTAAGACCCCCGGCTTTATTCTTTCCCTCTTTACGTTGCCAAGCACCCTCACCAATCTGCTGCTTCCAACCACTCATAGGTTCTGGAAGAATAAGATCAGTAATTTCGGCAACTAGATTACCATCCACATCAAGAATCTCTACAGACTCCTTTTTCATTTTTGCCTCTTTCTGATCTTTGCGCTTCTCGGCAAAATTATCAGCTAGTGCTTTAAATCTCTTTCTGTAATCTGGATCAGTCTCAATACGTGACTTACCTTCAGCGCAAAATTCTGCGAAGGTCTTGCCTTCCTTCACGCAGTTAGGAACTTCTTTACCGTCCTTTTTCTTTGTGCCTTTGGCTTTATAACCATCCCAGCAAGTATCAGCTCCCACGTTTTTGCGAGCCGTCTTCATACCTTCACCAATATCTAGCGTCTCTGGGTAGTCTTTGCTGCCTTTTTTAGCTGGGGACTCTCCACGTTTACGTTTAGCGTGGATATTATCCCATAGACCCTTCTTCTTAGCCATATCTAATAATAGGATTTAATAAAATAATGTGAAAGGCTCAAGAACTGCATCGACGACATATTAAGCCGTCCTTCATTATATTGCCTTTCGCATATATTTAGTCGTATGTCTTCTTACCACCTTTAAGGTAACCAGAACCTTTGGAGTCATAGAAACGAACACCTTTTCTGATTGTAGTTGACCTTAGCTCATCATTCTCATCTTTATACTTCTGACGTTTTTTGGCGTCGTCAGCAGCCGCTTTGAAATTTGACAATGTTTTCTCCTTTTTTTCTCTAGATGAACCACGCATTGACTTGTCGGCATCGGAAGGTGCTTGAGGCATCCTAATGCCCTCAGACATTCCACCGCCAACATCTCCAGCATAATCCATGTGGTCCCCATCCATATCGGTGTCGTTCATATCTCTACCATACCATCCATTGTACCTCTTATTTCCTTTTTTGGGAGGACACTTACAGTCACTTCCCATACCTTCACACTCTTTACACTTTTGTTTAGCCATTTTAGGAATCCGTTAGTTTTTTCATCATTCCCTCTTTTATCATTTTTTGTAATTCGGTTGTAGAACCAACAAAGACGGAATTATTTGTAACATTGGTTTGGTTATTATTTACAGTAACCGCATCCAGATCTTTAACTTTTTTCTGTAAGTCCATAAGTTTCTCTGCGACCTCTGACATGCTCTTTACGCCATTAAGAGCCACTTCATAGGAGCGAGCACTTCCACCCTCTTGAGCAAGCTCTAGGGCACCTGTGACAGCCTCTTGACCTTTCTCTATGAGTGTATAAAGCTGCTGTCTAGTATATTCATAATCTTTTTGGTCATCACTAATATCGCTTACCTCAAGATCATCATCAGAATCGGCAATCTGGGGTAGTTCAGCTTTTTTTGGTTGCTCAATAATCTCAGACTCAATGTCTAACGCATCATCAATAGGATCGAAATTACTCACAGGAATACTTCTTACTAGGTTTATTTATCGGGAGTATAGTCTATATTTTGTGTTGGGCTATAAACTTTACTATCATAGAAAATTTCAGTTTTCCCATCAAATCCAAAATCATCATTTGGACCAGCATCAATCGGATCTGGTACTACAGTGTAACGTACATCTCTTGGGGAATTTCTCTTATGAGATGTATGATAATCGACCTGAACTTTTTTGATAAGACCGCCGCCACTAGAATCCAATGGACCAAATAGGTATGTTTTGGCAGTGAAAGACAGTGTAAACATTACACTAAGGCGGTTAGCAAAGTCACCTTCATAATCCTCAGTGAAGTCAATGTTGTTTAAAACAATAGGAATATCCCTCTTTTCCCCAATTTCTTCTAATAAATCAACAGTAGTTGTAAAAGCTGGTTGAAAATAAGGTAAAATTTGCTCAATAATTTGCAAACTATCTTCATTAAGTTTGGATAAGATATTGAGTTCAAAATCAATATTATATGGAACTGGTAGATACACTTTGCGAAGTGTCTCACCCTCAGCACCAGTTGCCTTAAATGTTTGTGTTGGTTTAGTTTTTCTGGTGGCATCGTATGAAATACCAGTCATCTCAAATTCCATACGAGGTAGAGTGGTCTGTACTGGCTGATCCAACTCTCCTTGCTGATTCAAACGTGCTAAAAACTTTTGAATTGGACCATATCCCAGACCCACTTTCATTACATTAATAACATTATCTTCATTATTAACTTTTCTAATCTGTATGTCGTTAAATAAATTTCCAAAAGCGACAACGGTCTTCTTAATTATACCGTGGTAATAATATTCTCCCACAAAATCACACAGAAATACTATGCTCTATTTATTCACCAAATGGATTGTCTGGTGAGAAATAGTTCTCATTTGGATTAAAGAACTGATTATATTCGGTGGTATCAACTATAACCTCAGCTTTTTCCTGAATTACCTCATTTTGACTGTAACCATCTAGCTGTGTTTGGTCCGAATCAAATGCCTTGAGAGAATACCTAGCACCACTATGCTCACCCTCAATAATTTCACCTGGTTGAAAATTAATAGCATTCCCTTTAGGTTCCAAATTAGTAATTTCTAATTGATAAGTTTCAGCATTCCACCCACGTACACGTGCCTGCATACCAGATTCCCTACCGATAATTACTTCATTATATAAGTAAATACCTTCACCTACAGTTGCAGGAGCAGCAACTACAACATTAATATTCTCAGGTAAATCAGCTCCTGGGTCAGTAACTACAGCAGAGACAATTTTCTCGCCATCAGTAAGTGCTAGCCCTTGAGCTACTGGATTATTGTCTCGATCATATACAATAATATCAGCATCTTCTGGGTAACCATTACCTTCATTAGTAACTTCAAATTCAATAACACCTAATGAGGTTGAATTAATACCTGCTCTAATAATAACATCTGTACCACCCCCACCGACAGCAACAACTTCTGGGTCTTCAGTATAACCAGATCCCCTAGAAAAAGATACCAACTGTTTTATTGCCTTTTCAACCAGATTAGAATCTGGGCGAGTTAAGAGTGCAATCACTTTAGGATCTTCTCCTCCTTCGGGTGGTGAATCTATCTTAATTGATGGCGGATTATTGAAACTATTTCCTTCATTCAATATAATTAATTCTCTAATATAACCAGTATCAGTTTTTGCAACAACCTCTGCTCTATTGCTTAATGGTATTAAATCTAGAGTAGTAATGAATCCTTTGTTGATTATTGTAGTATCAATCTCACCAATTGTGGTGTCAAGGACTTCATCTTCATATTCAAATAGTTGACACTGCAACTCGTAAGTATATCCATTACCTAGTTGGTAAAATGGTTGCTCGTGTTCTACAAATTTAATTTCAAATAGTCTTCTGCCTAGTGGGAAATAGATTAGGTCCCCTTCCCTAGGTCTTTGAATTGTTTGTAATGTTCCCTCATCTTTGGGTGAATTCATGAGGAATAGCATCCTAGAATTCAAGAAAGGAGCGATATAGTCTTCATAACGCTCTCTTGAAATGGTCAGGGTGACTTCATCTTTGACTTGAATGCCAAACTTTGACATAATATCACCCTGACCACCATACCCATCATAATTATTGAGATATGATTCAATAATAAAATAAGACCTAAAGGCAGAAGAAGTTACCTCCCTGATAATGGTTGCTTCCCTAATAAAAGTACGAGGAATATAATACACATCCATCCCATACATACGAATCTGTTCATTGACCAGATCCTGCTGTAAGTTCTGTTCTTGTGTAGAACCGTGTAAAAAGAAGGGATTAACAACCATTTTTTTCAGCCTACAAAGTCTAGGGGTGGTAATTCATAGGTGCTAGACATCTCTCGCTTGATTTCTTCAAGCTCTCTAACACCATCATCATATAATTGTCTTCCATTCATTTCAATTCCACCAGGCAATTTAGTGCCAGTGAATTTAATTAAGTTTTGACCCCACTGCTTTTTAATAGCAGAAACAAGGTATTTTTTAACCCAGCTATCATTATAGATCTCACAGAATTGCTGTGGATCTAAAGCTCTATAGCAATCAATAACAATGATGCTTCCTACAGCAATATTTTGCCAATTAACATCTAGATACAAACGATCTTGACGCTTATTGAAGCGAATGATGGATGGTGGATTGTTTAAGAAATCAAATGTTGATCTCCACATTCCTGCGATATACGCAGTAATCATATCACCACCCCATAGGTAGCCTATACCACCCAGATATCCATATCCATTCAGTCCATAATAGGATGCCCCTGGACCAAGGAGCCCTCCTCCACCGATTAATCCTCCCAGAGGACCACCCGTAGCACTGGGAGGAGTAAATACCTTTTCCACACCAATAATATGTGGTGGAAGTTGAATATAATTTGAGTTTTCAACATATTTGTCTACTGTGGGACCAGTAGCACCTGGATATGTTTGAATAGCAGTACTAATTCCAGGATTAACAAATGGATTATACTTTGATCCTCTGTCAATATCCTCTTGAGTAAATTCATACTTTAAGTAAGTACGAATTACCCCGTCATAATGCCTCTCGTGGAAGTGCTGGATGGTGTCGTCAAGAATATCATCCAGTTGCTCATCAGCAACGTTAATCTCCAATACAGGGGCACCTAGACGCCTTAGAGCGTACTCTATAAGCTCTTGCCTATTAGTTGGCTTTGCCATTAAAAGAGTCCCCCATCTATGGTATCTGTGAATCCTGTAATGTTAGTAACAGGATCAACAGTAAGAATGCAAGATGATGTACTTAATTGACAGCTATTTACTATTGGACTAAAAACATCACCATTCCATACGGGAACAGATCCAATTTTAATGTCAGTAAAATCGGTATCAGTCAGTCCCTCTAGGGATGATGGGACACCATTAGAAATAACACGGACAACATTTCTTTGTCCAATTTGATCGAGTAGATTTGCCATTAGTCGCTTCTCTCGTTATCTTTACTGGATGGGTTGGTCTGTACCCACTGTGAACTATCCTTATCGGTATAGTAGATGTACATACGACCTTCGAGTGTGTTCCACCAGAGATTTCCTTCGATTGGATTTTCTGGGGGATGCTGACCAACCGTAACTGGTGGTGTTGATGGTGGGATAATTCCTGATTGCACGTCTGTTACTCCTGGATTTACTAGAGCCATGCCCTCAACAGCTCGGTAAACTTTACCGTCTGTTTTATTAATCAATATAACATCATATACATATCTACCCTCTTTGAGGATAGAAGTTTGGGCGGCGGTGAGCTTAATAATAATTTCACCGGACTTTGGTTTTAGAATAGAGACGTCGAATCCCACTCCAAATTTAGCACCAGAATGCTTTCTCAATTGACTAACACCCCTAAATTGGGTCAAGTTAATTGGGATAGAAGTTCCAGCGTCGTCCAACTTAAAGCTAGCCGAGAAGGTGGCACCTTGATCAATAGTAATGTTTGATACGTAGGCACTAGCCATGGAAGTTAAGTTCTATTGTATACTACTTCTATTTATGGATTATCTGTTTTATTAAAGATTTAAGCTCTTCAATTTCAGATTTAGCTATTTCTAATTGAAGTGTAAGAGATGCTAGAGTTTGATTTTTAGACCTAGAATACTCTCTTTTCCGAATATATGCGTCATATGCGTCTCTATTTGTATTTACAATAGCTCCCTCGGGAGTACGGTAGAGGTGATCAGTACCCTCTACCCTCATCTTTTTACTCATAATTAACCTAATGCGATTGCTCTGATATCACTTAGTGAAGGTGACCTTGCCTCGTTAGTTCCACTGAATACAACCTTGATTTGGAAACCAGAGAATTCTGGTAGTGAATCAATGTCATATTGATACTCTAGATCTTCAAATCCATCTGGTCCAATCAAGCGACTAGCTCTAACTTTTTTGTTAGGTAGTCCACTATTCTTGGATGGATCAATAATCCTATCACCAAATCCATCGCCATTAGTATCAATTAGATTATCATAGCCAGGGAACAATATCCACCCAGGTTCAGTAGCCCCTTGAGTATCACCAGCAAACAAACGATAACAAACACGGAAGTCTGCTGTTTCATCTCTATAAGCGCTTAATAGAACTTTCAGAGCTGTTGCTGGATTATCTAGAATTACTTTCTGTGATACGTAGATTGATCTATGTGGATCACCAATGATTCTATTTGTTCTAGGATCATCTGGGTAATTAGTGACTGGATTGTTTAAAGCAGAACGAAGTGTGAATAGAGATACTTGATTCATATCCATTACTGGAGACAAGTTAGCATCATCGGAACGCATAGTCAAAGCCATAGTCAATGACTTATCATTGGGTAGTCCTTCTAGATACTCAACTTCATTTACTAGTGAAGCAACTAGTCTTGGGGAGGGGAATGAGGTAAACGCATTCAAGGCGATTGGAGTATTACCCTGATCAACAAATGACTGTTCATTACCACCCGCACTAGTACCACTAACCGTTCTTATCTGGGTACTAACTTGTGTTGTATCACCAGGAGTAAGAAGACCTATGGATGGATAGAGTGTATTAAATTGGAAGTTTTGGGATGTTCTTACTTTAGAACCTCCTGCCTGCTGATCCTGATTAAAACTCAATTGTGGTATGTATGGATTAATACCAAAATCATTTGCTCTTGATCCTCTATCAATAACTAGAGGCAGAATACCAAAGTCTCTAGTAAATCCTAAAATTTGGTTTGATGGTAATTGATGAGTGGTGTTAATTCTCCTCAAGGAGACTCCACTCATTTCATATTTAAATACTCTAGAGCCTTGGTCATGAATATTAACGGGAGTATTGTCAACGCCACGTGATGTGATACCAAGAGTACCATCACCATTGTTGTCATACTCCATAACCTCACCACCAACCACTAGATAGCCAGTGCTTGTAGAAATTCCTTCAAAGGTATCAAATAGTGCCTGATTGGCAATAGTTATTTGGTTGGATGAGATAGTAATACCTTCAACCAAGTCAGTTCCTTTTGTATCGGGAGCTGTATTGATAATTGAGACTACATTATTATCTGCCATCATCCCGTGAGATGGTAGATCAACAACAAAGACATCTCCACCAGACATTGGGTCAGCAACTTCACTAGTTTCAGTGAGCTGTACTCCAGTATCAGTTAGTGTGTTAGTTGCTGCGTCGTATTCATTTAAAGTATCAGTAGTAATAATAGACTGCCCTATTACATTGGTTAAAATAATAGTGTCTATGTTATTAATAGAATTAACATTAACTACAGCATCTCCCCCAACACCACCAACATTAGCAGTAGTAATACCTAGAGTGTCGCCGACAAGATATCCAGTGCCAGGAGTAATAATAGACAGTGAGCTTACAACTCCACCAGAAATAGTAACATCAGCGACAATATTTTTACCATCAGATGCGATGTTGAACAATGGAACTGCTGGGAAAGTGCCATCAATATAACCAATACCACCAGAATTATTCGCTACTTGCAATGTTTGAGCAGGACCACCTAGTGATTCAATATCACCAATTACTCTTGCGTCATTGGGGAAACCAGAAGCGGTAGATGCTATCTTTTGCCCAACCTCAAAAGGATAAGAAGTATTTCCAACTAGAAGACTCAACCTTCTAGGTAAAGTTCTCATTGGATTATTGGGGATTAGTGTATCATCTAAGATTGGTGGATTGTTTAGGAATACAGTACCAATAGAATCAAAGGCAGCCTTGTACAGGACAAACTTAAGATCTTCAAACTGGTTGGCTGTCCAAAGTGAGCCATTTTGTGATTTAAATAATGAACCATTCAAATACTGTTGAGAAATAATAGCTGTACCACCAACATTAGTGGTTGGGCTAGTAATGTTCTCTTCACCCATCCTAGCAATCCAGGCAGTGTATAGATCAGTAGTAGGAGCAAGCAATACTAGAGCATAAGTTAAATCTGGCTCCAAATAAATTGGTGATGGAAAAGTAACTCTAGTAGGAACTGACGCATCTGAAGAAACATTAATCTCATCAGGGGACAATACAACTTGGGCATAATTTTGAACCAAATTACTATTTGGTGTTGCCAATTCTGTTGGTCTAATTTCAACTGTTAGATTATCTACTTCAGACTTGGTAGCCATAAAGATATCTAAAGATGTCAAGAAAGCACCAGTCTCATCCACGCGGAATGTTTGTGCCAAAGGATCCCTAGGGGGAGCTGGACGTGGTGGTGGGGGTGGTCTTCTAATAATATTAGTAACATTTGTAACATTAGTAACGTTAGTAATAGGTTGTCTAACGATTACAAGAGGTCTTGGGGGTGGTGGTGGAACGCGGACGGTAACCACTGACGTGATTCTATTTTCAATAGTACCTCCAGAGGTATACGTAGCTTCCGCGAATGAGATAATGGTTTGCCCTAGTTCTGGCTCTTCATTAGTTGAGCTAGAACTCAATCGCAATGTTCTGATACCCGTTCTCAATCTAAATGCGGGAGCAGGAACATTCAAGGGATCTCTAAAGAAGATAGAACCAGCTAGGTCGCAGAAAGCATCAGAGACTAATCTTAGCCTCGGAATATCTGCAACAGCACCACTCCTAGTTCCAACAATTCTCAAACCAGCAGAAATGTATCCAAAAAATCTTTGATCTGCGATATCAGCTAGTGAAGAAATATCAATATTTAATATTGTAGATGATGCAGAATAATCATCAGAAATTTGTTCTGTTCTGATGTATGGATTTGTAGTATATTTCTGTGTTGGATCATCAAAAGGACCCGACTTGTGATTTTGTCTGGCAACACGAGCACTAAAGATCCGTGTGTTACCACTGAATACTTCAACCGTTTCTCCAACTTCAAAGGTACCGGATCGCATTGCGATCTCAACTAGTTTGGGTATAAAGTCTGCCCCAGACGCTCCCTCAAAGAATGGGAAGAATTCTGTTAGTGGTTTGATAGCACTAGCTCTGAATTCAATATTTCTTTCGCGCATAAACTGCGCAGTTTCTGTACTTTGAATGAAATTCTGCTCAAATGTAGCTACTTCAGGACCAAATACAGTCTCTCTTCTACTACCAATAGTTCTAGAGACAATAAAATCATCACTAGAGGGAGAAACTATTAATTGACCATCATATAAAATAACATTAAATGGATTAACATTTTCGGTACGTGATGCTAAAGGCTGCTCTAGCCAAGGTATTTCGTCATAGTTAAGTGTGACTAGATCTCCAGTTTTTTTAGTTGATGAATCAACCAAAGCTAAGTTCTGGTCTAATGATGCATCATCTGGATTGATGAGAGGATCTAACTGCAATTGTAGAGCAATCGTAGCAAACTCAAATTGGCAGTCTAGAGTGCCAGTTCGGGAAGATACGTTTACGCTTGTTTCTGGATTATTAAAATCTACAAAATCTGCAGTTCTAAAGTCATCGGCAAAAAATCCACTCTTAAATCTATCATTACCATCAGCATCAAGTACCTGTAGAGAATCTGTCCTTCTCTCCAATAGTGATAGAGATGTAACTTCTTCTAGAGACTCAATTCTATCTTCCAGATTGCCAATATCTCGCATCGTATAACGTCTATTGTCGATAGTCTGAATAACAATATCTTCAATATTATATACATATGGTGGATATGTAATACGAGCAATCTCCATCGCAGCTTCTGCCGCTTCAGGTAACTTTGGTTCAGGTGCTGGGGCACCAAAAATTAACTTTAGTCCTCCTAATTTGTTTAGAACTAATCTATCTTTTCTTCCAACATAAAAGTCATAACCCAGAACCATACTCTCACCTGGAGCAGTTACTCTAACTACGGTTGATCCAGATTCAGCAAAATCTCTAGATGAATAGTCAAATGGTGAAGCCGTAATTGATGTAAAGTCAGCAACACGTGGGCGGAAGTCTAGAGTGTCAGAAGCACGCAAAGTACCATCACGCAACAATGGAACGCCTGTAGCGAAGATCTCTTCAACATAAGAATTTGCTGTGTAGAAATCGCCAGAATCATCAACAGGAACCCCAAACTTATCGAAGATGATAAGAATTCTTTTATTTGGTGCCGTGGCACCACGACTTCTAATTAGACGAGAAAAATCATAAAACTGCTCTCTTTGACCTTTATCTAAACTGAACTTATCAGTAATATCTTTATAGTTTCCTGGTTGGATAGACTGTAAGTTTGTTTTAATATTGGACTCACTAAATACCAATGTTTCTCCTACAGTAAAGGTATTCTGACTCAAATAAACTATTTTAACTGTGGAAGGAGTATTAGCTTCTACTAGTTTAGCAACAGCCCCACTAGTATTTCCTCTAATAAGTTCACCTTTAACTGTTGTAGTTTCTAGAGATAAACCATTAGTAAATCCCAATATATCTAATGTGGGGGGAGTGGCATCAAGTGATTCATATACTGCGGTAAGAGATTCAACATCAGCAGTATTTAATGAAATCTCTTCATCATCAACTCGCAATCCATAATAATCATTCTGAACCATTCCAAATTCTGGAGAGGTGATTTGGCTAATTCTGTCCACCAAGAGAGTTTCACTCTTAATAAGAATTTTAGATTTTGATTTAATAGAAGGTTTAATAGCTGTTACATTTACAGTTATTCCAGCCTCATTAATTCTGCTCAACCCATTAAAAGTAATTACGGTACTATCACCTGAAATTTCAAACTGCTCAGAACCAACAGTTTCAATAACTCCATCACTATAGACAATAGAGTATCTTTCTTGGTCAAAAGGAACAAATAGCGCATCATTTACGCCAGTCAAAGTTCTATTGATAGTTAGAGTTGATCCTACAGTGGTTTCTTGATATACTTGAGTTGTAAAATATAGTTGTGAGTTATTTAGATTTACCTTGGAGATATTCTTTTTCTCCATTTCAATGTACAACGCAGAATTCTCAGTATTGAGAAGTCTAGATTCTGATGCTCTTAAATTTACACTAGTTCTAGTGCCAGATGGTAGGGCTCCACTAGCGACATTGGGTACAGAAGCGACTGGACCAACGGTCATATTGAGATCGTTGAGACCAAGAGACAATACTCTATTATAAACTAATGTGGAATTTACAGTATCTTGCCATATGACAATATCACCAACCTCAAATCCATCAAATAATCTACCAGGACAAGTAATTAATCCACCTGAAGTAACAGTAAAGCTATCCGAAGCGGTAAAATTATTAGGAACTCTCGCATATAATCTAGTATCAGCCCTAAAATCTGTGGAAATATTTGGATTAATAGATGTAGTATCTTGGAATAATGACTTTACTTGGTTTTGCTTGTAAATAATTGTGTTAATTGTTGAGAATCTATCTTCAGTAGATCCATTTACAGAGAATTGCTCTCCACGAATAAATTCTCCACTGGTATCTGTTAAGAAAATCTCTTGCCCAACTATGCTTCTAACATAACCAGAAGCATTTGAACTCAAACCTTGTAATCTAAATCCTGGAATAATCTTACTGCCAATAGGAACATTGGTTGTAATACGAGTAAAAATTTGTAAGTCATATAGATACACGTTCCAAGGGGTCTGTGGTCCCGTGAAAGCAGCGTCTTCTAGTGAATAGCTATAAATCCTAGCCTCACCAATTAAGCTTCCTGTGGGGTTCTTAGAGCCGTCTAGGCGACCGTCATACAGTTGAACAATATTGTCCGCAATATCCAATCCAACGACTGGAGTACTGATAACGTTATTGACCAGATACTTACTGCCAATTTCAAATGGTACGGCAGTATTTGTTTGAGTTTCTGTTGTTCTAGGCTTGGGAGCATCTAAATTAGTAGTTCCTGTCTTCTTAATATCAAAACCACGAACATATGCCTTACCAGGAGACACCTTCAAAATTGCCAAACCTGGGGAAGGAGTACCACCTTCTTCTGTAGTTTGATTTGCTAGGTAGATACCATTATTGCCGATGTTATTATTTAAAGACTCATCTGCTGTTGTCCTGATACCTTCTACAATGTAATCACCAGACTCCTCATAAGTTCTTTCGGCAATGTAATCTTTTAGTACATTATAAGTGGCACTAATTTCAAGTTTCTTAACTTCACCCTTATCTAGGCGCAATAGTTCTACGAAATTTGTATCATTGAAATCATTTAGAGGTTTCTTTGTTAGTGTAAGTTCAATCTTTAACCTATCCGCACCTGGAGCCGAGAAGTTATTAAATCCTTTCGCATTGTCATATAGTGTGGGATCTTGACCAGCAGTAACAATTTGCTCGGTAATTTGAAGACCAACTCTATATGATGGATATACTGAATATGGATCAAGAACAATAGAATTACTAGTTACTTGTACAAATGTTCCACGCACAAAATAAACACCATCAGCAATTTCAGCAGCACTACCAACAGCTGTTGGATTAGTTGAAATTGTAGTAGCAAATGTACTATTGGTGGTAATTGTAGTATTTCCGTAGACAACAGGCTCTTCTAATATAAGAGACTCATTACTTGTAAAGAAAATAGTCCTATCGTCATTACCACTATCAGTGTATGTTACAAAAATAGTGGGATTGTTAACACCATCTTTTGGTGGAATCAAATAATCAATAACTCTTGCGCGAACACCAGTAACATCACCAACAATTGTTTTACCTACTAGTTGGTCTAGGTACAGAGTTACATCAATACCACCCTGCTGTGGGTTTAGAATAACAGCAGTATATTGTGGGTTATATGAAATTCCTCCAGGAATTACCATAGAGCCTTCTTTAAAGAAATGCTCCCCAAACGTACTAATTTGGTTTTGTAGGATTGACTGTAGAGTTGTTAGCTCACGTGCCTGTACAGGAAATCCTGGCTTAAATAAGACTTTATAATAGTCTTTATCAGCATCAAAATCGTCAAAGTATGGGCTGGTATCTAGATTGATCTGAGACATTGTTTAGAATTCCAAGATGATCTTAACGTCTTCTTTTTGGCGTGGGTTGCGGGGAACCAAAGGACGGTTGTCGAGAAATAAAATCTCTCCGCTAGGTTTATTTATCTCCGATCTAGCAACCCCATCTGTGAACTCCACACCAAGCTCAACAGTTCTATTACCAACAACAGTTGTAGAACCAGTGAATGTTGTATCTATAGATGCTTGGAAACCAGGTGCGGTAATGGCGTTTGTATTTGATACGAAAGGAAATTTATTTCCATTAGTAGAAATGCCAACATAGTCCGTATTGTCATACGTAACTGGGTTGTAATATAGGGATCTATCTTGAATGTACTTTAATACTAAAGTTTCTTCATTGAATGAAACAGCATATGCTCTAGCTATACCAACATCAGTCTGCTGTTCAATAATATCACCAACCTCAATCGGTCCACTAACGCTACCAGGTTCAAGTTTTAGAGAATCTGCGGCTGTAAATGTATTATCCGTAAAGATTGTATTGGACTCCGAAATCGTTGGATTTCTAAGAATACCAATTTGGGCGAATTGGGTATCGATAGGAAAATCTTCGTTGGAATCATCAAAACGAGCATATACCAATACTCTATCTGTTCCTAACTCTACGTAGATATCATATCCATGCCCAAGTGATGGTGGAATAATAACATCCAATTTAGCAGCTTCAGATGCACTTGTATTAATAGTACCAAGATCAACCAGACCCCAAGTATATCCTTTGCCCCCTTTGGATACAATAGCTTTACTGATTTGACCAGAGTTAACATCAATAACGGCTCTCGCGCCAGTACCATCACCGATAATGCTAAGCTCTTGCCCAACACCACCAGAATAACCTGCACCCCTCTTATCAATATATATTTCTTTTAGTTGTGCGTCATTAACTGGAGAATCACCACTTTCTCTAATTGCAACAATTTGTGGAGAGTTGGATGTTAGCCAATCGCTGGGGACTGTGATATACTCTGTACTATCAAACTTAACAACGTCTGCAGGAGAGACTGTAAATAGATACTTCCAAATATATCCATCACCACTGGAACCAGCTGCTGATGGTTCTGAGTCCACAAAAGTTGGCTCATCTTCGGAACCATTACCTTTGGGGTTATCTCCACTAGAACCATTGCTTAAGCACTCATATACACGGAAATCACTATTAATAACATAGTAATTTGCATCGTATAATCTAGTAGAGCCTGTATTGGGAGAGACATTATATACACTATAGTCATCTCTATATTGTTCATAACGAGTTCCTTTAGTCCACTCAACACGGCGAATTACTCTACGAATATTCCCTGGAGTAATTCTTCTCCCATATAGCATCCAATCATAACACCCACGAATATATGAAAAGTTATCAATAGGTGATAGTGGATCCGTATTCCAATCTAATGAACGTCCATATTCTTGTCCTACCGGATTCGGCAGACCAACAAAAATGTAGTACGCATTATCTGGATTTGTGACAGATTTGATAAAGTTGTCGGCATTAAATAGCCTAAACTCATCAGTGATTAAAGCAGCCATGGTATAAATTTAAAGGGGCAATAATACCTTTTCCTTATTTATACTCTCTTCGCAAGACCACCTCTGTCACGCAATCCACCCTTCGTCCTGGATAGAGTTGGGAAGTTAATCATATCGCTCGTATATGTTGGATTTGGAATATCAAAGGGAATCGATTCGTCAAAGTCGCGAACGACTGAACCAATTGCTCCAAAAGACATATAGCCAAGCTGATCGCCAGTGCCACTCACACCTGACTGATTTGTCCTAACATTTACATCCACAAATCCCTCAAGAGAGTTTATGTAAGTAACGCTTGCGACTTTGTAGACACAATCTAGGAACTGGGTTCCTACCCCCACAACATCAAGAATGTTTTGTCCAATAGCCTCTACCCCATTTCCGATCACGGATTCGCTGACGACAATATAGTCTCCTACAAATAGTGAGGTGATTAGTTCAAATTGATCAATCTTTCTAAAGAAGAATCTAATAGAACCATTACTACCTTGTATTTCAGTAATGATTGAGGAATATCCCCTAATGAAATCTCCATTAATTTTAACTTGATCTTCGTAGATGATAGAAGGTTGTTCAATTAAGACTGTTGGGGGTTTGGCTGGATCATAACCAGAGTTGTTGAATGGAACTTGGACGAATGCAATCTCACCCGTGATTGGTTGGATTGAAATTGTTCCTACTGTTGCTCGGTTTCCAGGACCATTTGGTGGGGCAATAGTTATCTTTGTATTGCCTGGATATCCTCTGCCATTATTACCATTGACAAAGTTAATTCCAGTAACAGTACCGGAAGAATTTACTACCGCCACGGGCTCTGCTGGAACAAACTCCGTTCCTGAAGAAGTAAATATATTTGGTTGAGAATATATTCTCCCAGCAATATTTTCAAGATTTGTCACACTATCAAAAGCATCTTCTTCATATCTGAATAGCTGTGCGCTTTCAATATAGAAGGTAGAACTTGTATTTGTTAGTGGCGCAATAATCGCGGGGTCAGGTCTGATAATAGATTCAATACTATCTCTAGTTTTAAATATTGGCTGACCATAGATGAACAAATCTCTTTTCTGCTTATCCCAAGCAACCTGTCTTGGATTAGTATCATCTATATCGTTGTTACCAACATAGACATTAGTTCTAGCAGTATCTGATGAGGCGATTTCAGTTACAAGACGAATGTCTTGTGTCTTACTATCTTCAAAAACATCATTCTTTCTAATTTGTAACTGATCACCAGGGCGAACTGTTTCATTTACATCAGTCACAGTCGCACTGTCAATTCCCCTCTTGCCACGGTAGAAGTAGATATCAATATTATCTTGTGGTAATGGGGCTTGTGTGAACTCAAAGGATGTACCACCTTCAAAGAAGTAGTTTATATTTGGCGTCTGAAGGACAGTATTAACATAGATCATCAGAATTGAACTTAGATCAATTGCATCTGAATCTTCATCTTCGGGATCCTTTTCAAACGAGAATTGTTCTCCATTATAAATCAATGGAAATCTTGTTCTAGTCCCGTCCTGTAGAGATTTAATGCTATCAATGTAGTCTTGCTGACCATAGTTCCAATAAGCAAAGTTATCGGTAAATATAGTCAATACGTTCAATTGGAATGGGTTAAATGGTTGAGTCAATGTTTTGTCAGTTACTAGCCCAACAACCTCAATGATGTCACCTTCAGCAAAACCAAAACCTTGATTACTGATCTCATAACCAGTTACTTCAAAGTAATCCGATCTTCCGATAGCAGTAGTTCTTGCTCCACCAACATCACACGTAATGAATAAATTATCACCACTGGATATTGAGCCATCTCTACGGAATACTGTCTTAATAGGTAGATTGAAGTAACTAGGCGAAGGAGCCCAGATATATGGATCAACATACCCAGTACCAGGATCATTAATTACAATTTGTAGCTCTCCACCAGGTCCAGGGATGCCTACAATAGAAGCGGCAATACCCGTGTGTCCTTCTTCAGTAACACCAATAGATACCGCTGTGTTATATCCAGAGCCAACATTATTTTTTGTAATTTGACCGATAATTCCTCCGCTCACGTAATTATGAACGATAGTAGAAAGACCGACTTGTAGATTGAAGTGAGCATCATCCAATCTATTGATGACTGGAACGTTATCAACGCCCGGTACTGGGAAGACTGTGGTTGTTAAGCCAGCAGTTTGTCCGCTCGGGCATTCAAAGATAAGACCATTTAGAGCAACGAAACTTGGATTTAATAATTCATTACCAAACTCAAATGGTCTAAACTTCTGCCAATTACCACCAGAAACATATGTATGGTCAATCGTTGAGATTCCGACATTAACTGAGAATGTATTATCAGTAATAATATCTTCAACAGCAAATACTGATTCTTTATCTGGGTAAAGCGCAGTACCGGAACTACAAGATAATAGGATGTTGGACAGCTGAATAATGTCTCCTCTACGGATGTTCTGACCGCTCAGAGACTGTGCTGTATTAATTATTAGCCTACCACTCTCTTTAAAGTAGATGGCTCCAGAAATCGGTTCTAGACCCGTTACATTGGTCCCAATTACACTGACTAACAATCTACCATTTAGATTATCATATTCTGCCCATTGTACATCAGTTGATGGTCCAAATGTATTATCAGTAAATACACCAACAATACCACCCCCCACAACTTCTGGTTCAAGAATCGCATCATATAAAGGAGCATAGCCAAGACCTGGAGTTGATCCTAGAGATACTATCAAACCACCTCTAGGTACCTGTGTTTGATTGACATCAAACTGGGAGACAACTCTCTGTCCATTTTCGGAAGTAATACCAGTAAAGACTACTGTTGATTTTGGAATTTCTGGATTGAATGTTACTTCAATTGAACTACCACTGATAGTTCCAGGAGGAGGAAGGAATCCAGAGATAATAGAACCATTTACAAACTTAATAGTATTTAATGTTGCTAATCTCTCACCGCGATATACAAACTCGCCAGTAGCAAACTTCACATTTATATCATAAACTAAACCATCATCTATGGAATCAAAGTAATTTTTTCTATCAACATTGTTGGCATCAATATTATTAAGACCCAAAGTGGCATTACCAGCACTCAACCTCAACTGACCAATTTCAGCAGTAGCAGCATCGGTATTATCACTCCAAAGATAACCAATAACTTGCTGAGCTCCAGTAAAGAAATAGTCGTTACCTTGATTGTTATCGGTTGAAGGTGTCTGATATATGTCGTTGATAACTAAACAACCACCACCATTCTCAATACCACCCGTAGAAATACCATTACTTGTTAGAACGAACTCATTAGTATTACCATTAAACTGATCACTAATGTCGTCAAAGACGGCAATGTCATCATAATTTTTCTGTAAGAAAGTTCTTCCCTGGAAAGTTGAGTTGGTTACAACTAAATTGTTTTCATTTGGCTGCTGTGGACCTCTTCCATTGGGAGCTGCGGTAAAGATAATATCCGAAGCAACGATATTATAGTTGCCTCTATATAACTCCATCTCGCTATTTGCGGGATGTGATGTGGCAGCCGAGCCAATGACACCACGATCAGCCTTAACAAGAGGAATAGCTCCCGTATTAGAGATTGGTCCTAATGGTGATGTGGCAAAACCAACGTTATCAATGAGAACAAACTCTTCATCAATCAATAGCAAATCACCAGAACTCAATGTTCCAATTCCCGCAAGTACTAGGAACTCTTCCTCACTATTAATTGTATTTGTCAATTCATACTCAAAGTTGGTAGTTGCGATTGGTGCCTGAATAACCCCATCAATTGTAAATAGAGATTTCTCAAGTTTTTTCTCCATCCCAATGATATGAGCATTCCCACTACCAAATCCAACAAAACTAATAAAAGTTCTATCAATCGCATCTTGTAAAGTTGCTGCCAATTGGAATCTATTTAAGTCTAGTTTGATTGACCAGACTTTAGGTGGCAATTTATCGGTAGTAACGCCAAGATAGTCCACGGTCGGAACAATCTCAATAGGAGTAGCAATACTTGGATCTATACTATCTCCAGGAATATAGTATAGTTCTTCTGCAGGGCTAAAGAAGTGGGAAGTTATTGTAATTATGTCATTTAATTCATCAATGACCTGTACGGGATCAAATATTTTTTCATAAATTGGAATTCCTTGATATTCCAAAGGGAAGCGAACTTTATTCGTCCTTTCGCCCAATGGGGCATTATATAGATCTAGTAAGTATGACTCCTGATTAGCCTGATAAAGAAGAGGTCTTGGATCATAATTGATAGTATCGTATTTCCTATAGAAAGCTTCAGCATATACTGTGATGTTGATAGTCTCTATTGGATTACCTCCGACATCGGGCTTAAACTTAAGAATCCAGTCGGGACCAATAAGTTCCGCAGTAAATTCCCCAATACCACCTTCATCGTCAGCACCATCACCTTCTGTTAGGAATGGATATGCGTTAGTGTATGATGAACCATCAGAATTGGCTATCATAATTTGATGAATAGCACCGAGAGTAGATCCTTGAATATAAGCAACAACTTTAGCTGTCTGGAATAGTTCAGGATCTAAAGTGAGAACATCAATTGAAGCATCTGCAGTACTTCCAGTTACTTTATTTGAAAGTAGGTTGAGTCCTCTTTCACTACCCAAAGGTATATTATCTTTCTTGAATGGGTATGGATTATCACCTGATGCGGTTGGCTTAAATTCTATTTCTTTGGTTTCAATTCTAAGTATTTTATCAGTTGGGTTTATGACATTAATACGAATACGACCACCGCCCAAATTAGTAGTAAACTGATATCCCTCCTCACTAACATCCTGCAATGCAGTGCCATCAAATGAATAGATAGCGGAATATGTATCGGAACCGATCCGCACAACATAAACTTCATAGTAAGAAGGAATACCGTCACCATTTAGAGCATAGACATGTAGAGCAACAGCATCAACTGAAGTATTAGGAGCAGCGTAGATTTGTTGTGTTGTGGTTGGAGGTACATTAGTAATCACACCACCCAAAGTAACGTATCCGATTTGTTTTGGAGGTAATGAATTTGTTTCAAACTTTTGGACCAATAGCTTAAGGTCCATATCAAATGTATCTGGCTCAGCTGGGGTAAATCTCAATGAATAGTCACTATTGTTTAGTGACTTTGACTCAAATTCACCGTGTGGGACATCACCATCAAATACATCAGCCTTACGCATAGTAAAGGCTTTATTATCATAAGTAAGGGAAACAATTTCTGATAGTTGAACTTCATCCGTATTTGGATTTCTAACTTGAATTATACCAGCGGTAAAGATATCAGTAATTACATTGAATTCAATATACTCATTTTGTCCACGAAGATTGTCACTATCAATAAAGTCATTACTAACATTATCAATCAACAATACTCTGTTAGTCCTAACTTCAATGTAATCAGTCAACCTCTTATATGGCACAGCACTATTGAATCTAATAGCATTTGTTTTGTTATTGATAACATTATCATCATATCCCAAATCAAATACATTAATTCTATCTACGCGCAGAGGTGTGCGAGCAACATCAGTCAATCCAATAAAATCAAGGATAAGAGTTGTGTCGGTAGAAATAGCAGTTGTTCCAAAACCAGCATTGCCAAAAGCCTCAATTCGGGTATCGGAGAAGTTCTTCAATCCTATAGGATGGACCAATCTATTAACTGGACCAATAAGCTCTTCAAAGTTGATTGTACTCTTAATGGAGTATGATAGATTCTGGTAATAATTGTTATCTGGAATTACTTGAAACTCATCATCAAGGAATCCAATAGCATCACTCCAACCTGCACTGGTACGACTGATAGTCTCAATTTTATATCTACAGAAGCTCTTATCAATATTAGTTACAGTGGCTATAACACCACTAACGTTTCCTCTAACAGAATCTCCCACTAATAGATTAAAGTTCCCTTTAATTTTAAAGAAGTTTGTGTTTGATTCTTCTACAACCAAATCAGTTTCCTGAACTACTCCATTATCAATCAAGGAGAGTCTTTCCCCCTCAATGAATACCGCAGTAGTTTGATTGACTTGGAATATTGGATATATCTTTTTATTGACAATTGAAGAGAATGCGTTTTGGAAGGTAGCGGCAACTCCAACATTAGTGTCAGGATACTGAACTCTAATAACAACGGGATTAGTAGCCTGAACAGCAACAACATCAAAGAACGTATATCCATACTCCGATGAATTCATATTTGTGTCTTGCACTGCTGTGTTGATAGCAAAAATATTTTCAATGAATACTTTATCACCAACCTCAAATGGCGCATCAAGATATCCCGCAATTGGGGTCTGCATCAAATAATCAACAAAACCAGTTCCCTGATTAGCAACCTGATTTACGATTTGTAAAATTGGTACGCCATTACTATTATTTGTAGTAAAGAATTCGTGGGAATTTTTAGATAGACCAGATGGAGCAACATCTATTTCAACGTCAACAACTTTGGATGATTGAGTTTGAACAAAAATTGAACCGCTGTTAATAACCTCTCTCGTTACAGAGTCAATTAGAACACCGTCTGGATCAGACTGGTATCCAATACCACCATTCAAAACTTCAATACTAGTAATAAAATCAGAATCTGTAAATTCAATACTAGGCTGAACGATACCCTTTGGTCTTATCGTTCTATCAGCAGAGTATGCCCAACCGGGGTTCTGAATTCTAAAAGAAGAAACTTCTCCAATATTACTAGATGATGCTCTCAACGAAGCATTGGTTCCAGTTGGACTTTGAATTGTTATAAACTCTGGTAGAGTATCAAAGTTTTTGCCAGACGAAATAATCCTAATGGTACCAACAGGTCCAGTAGTATTAATGGATGATGTTAAATACTTTAAATTAGCTTGGGATGGAAGATACTTACTAACTTCAGGTCTCTGGGGAAGTGATAATGAGAATACCGAGTCCCCTTCTACAGTAACAGTTCCCCTAATGCTATAAGTACTATTCACATAACTAATTGAGTTATATGAAATGGCGTTAGTATCTGCAGTGGAAATGTATCCTCCAGACTCAAGACCATAATAGATAACACCAGGATTGTTAGTAGAATATCTAATATTTTTCTCACCATCAGGATATCCTTCAGTAGAAATACCACTGACAACAAACACCCTATCAATACTGTTGTTTTCAAAAACTTCAGTTAGTGATTGATCATAAAAGAATTTTAACTCTTTACCAAATAATGTTGGTGATGACACATCAAAGTTGATATCATGGTTACTGATGATATTGAGTTCTGGATTTACTTTGGCAAATACTTGATTACCTACGCCCTGCGAATTTAATTCGATTGGATTTTCAGAACCAATTTTAGTATCAATTTCAGTTTGGGCAACATAGAATCTGTCAGAATCAAATGGAATTACAAAGTACTTACTATTATTGGTTAACCCAGAAATAACAGTGTCAGCAGCAGTGTAGAGAATATAATCAGCAAGAATATATCCGTGATTTTCAATAGTAATTAGATTTAGTGATGTATCAACATCTGCAGGAAGAGCTATCTCAGGATCAATTATTAGAGACTGTGATACCTCATTAAATTCAACTACAATAGAAGAGTTTGATCCAATGCCAGCAGGACCAAAAGGAATTACACTCACATCTACAGCATCCCCATTCTCTAGTTGATGGGGTTCTATAGTCGTAATGTTAGATCTAATTCTGTCAAGGTTAGCTGTTTCAGCAAATCTATTAGTGATGATATTATAGCGGAAAAGATCACTACCATCAGACAGAATAATTAAATCCTCTTCTTCTGGGCTAAACCTAAGTCCAATCAAATCCTTGGATACATTATGAACATATAAAGTTTCTTCATCACCAATCTGTGGAATAATTTGAATGTTACCTGCATTATCCCTAACTTGAATAGGTGCCCCAAGTGCTGGCTTAATAAAAGTAACTTCTTCTAAGTTTCTAAACTGATGTGAAGGTGCGTAGATAGAAGCAGCAGGAATAGAAATTTCATAATCAATATTACCAATTGAATATATTCTTTCTGTTGTTTCTCCCAACTCACTAGCAGTACTAAACGTCTGCCTTGGATTGAAGAAGTAATCTTCATTCAACTCAGATTCAAACTCATCTGTTCTTACATCAATATCAAAGAAATTTTTGATAGGGAATACTCTTGCTCCAATAGGGGCAACAGTTGAGGTAGCTTGTGATCTGTATACTCTAAGAGCTTTATTTACGGGGAAAATATTTAATACGCTTACTTCCTCAATATCATTACCACTTCCAATAGTCAAAGAAGAACCAACGCTGACATTAGATGAAATATAATTTACGAAGATATCTATCGCACCTTCAGAAGTAGCTGCTGGAACTGGATTATAAAGACTCATTGACGTATTGTCAATACTAACAATACGTGAGCCACCAATAACGGAAGTAAACGTAGTTAGACCACTAATGATAACAGAGTCGCCTTCGCGATAGGCGTGAACAGGATCAACATAAATGCGAACAGTACTTTGATCAACTCTAATAACTTTTGTTACTGATTTACTATATGACAAGGTATCTTCGTCAATAGTTGATATACCAAACCCAACTACCTGACTCACAATAGAACTGACGGAATCTTCACTACTGTCAAAGATAGGAATATCACCAACACCGTAACTATTTCCAGCACCAACAATAGCAATGCCATCAATTTCGCCAGGAGAAATTGATTCAACAATCTGGTCTTGAGTATCAAACAAATATGATTGAACTAGGAATTCACTACCAGCAAATGGGCTACCCACATAATACGGGAAAGTATTTCTAAAGATTGGCTTATCATTAACATCAAAGTCTTGATCAATATTAGTACTTGAAGGTTCAATAGCAGAGTCTCTGAATTCTGGACCAATGAAGTATGGGAATTGTGGTTCTCTGGCACTTGACTGCTGATCAGCGGCGATACCAGCAAAGTATGCATACACGCCATCAGGGAATTCTGGAGTAGAACAGTATCTACCATTATACTCATCTAGGTCTCCTCCATCAACATACTTATAGTCTTCGGTAAAGAAGCCAGCTGGATAAGATTGTTGTCTTGGTCGTCCAAATACATCCTCAGGGGCTAAAATATATGCGGTCTCCATAGCTCTAATACCAGAGTTAGTATCTCTGGGATCAGAATAGCCAAAACCACCATAAATTGGGTTACCATCATTAGCCCAACCAATGATGGGGGAATGAATGTTACCATTGTCATTATATACATCTTCTCTTAACTTTCTATCATAGGCTACAATTCTATAGTTGTTCTGACTTAGAACCTCAAATCCAAACCTAGCATATAAGTTAATTGTTAAGTCTCTAATCCTAGGAATAATGATAGCATCTTTACCTGGATCAACCACTTTAATTTTTGTAGTGGTTTCTCCATAGCTGATACCAGGATTAATGATAATGACCTCTTCAATTTTACCATCAACAACAATAGCCCTTAACTTACCACCAACACCACTATCAGATGAATCTTCAATAATTAGATTTGGACTATCCGCATACTCTTTACCAGAATTTAAAATTTGAATTCCAGTAATCCTACCTTCAACAATTGATGGTACGATAGCAGCACCAGTTCCAGATGATAATTCAACATTTGGAGTTTTTTGGAAGTTTGTGATGTCACTACCATAGTAGCCACCGTCATTAGTGTAAACTTGCTCAATAGATCCTCTAATAACTGGAGTAGCTTTAACTTCTCCACTAAAAGTACTAGCATAAGAAACAACAACTTCGGTTGTAATATCTGGATACTTAATATTGTGCTTACCAGTTCCTTCACTGGTTAAATCAACAAACTCCAATCTTTCATAGTTACTGCTAATAGTAGCACCAATACCTGCATCAGACAACTTAAGAATATTGTCATCTACTTTATAAACGTAGTATTGATTTGAAGTTGATAGCCCACCAATTGGGGTCCCAGTAGTACCATACTCAACAATGTCACCACTCTCAAAACCGTGCTCAAAATATCTAATTTCATCATACGCAGTAAAGACGTTTGATGGATCAAACTCCATATTTCTATAATAGAAAAAACCACCATCATCAGAGATAGTAGCTCCAATGATTGTATTTTTCCTTAAAGTGTCAAATGATTGAATACCATAACCATTTAAGTTTTGTGATAGGTATACTGGATCACCACCACTCTTTAATTTATCTAGAGTTTCGTATAATCTAACTGTTCTTATATTTAAGACTTCAACATAGTAAATACCACCATTAGACAGTGTAGTTCCAGTACTAATTGCTGGTACAGCATTTTTTGAGGTACCAATACTTTTTGCACCTTTATTGTTATATACAACAGCATCTCCATCGGACAAGTTATGGGGTACCTGGAATAAAATACTATCGTCAGTATAATTAACACCACCACCAAGTTCAGTAACTCTACTGTCAAAAGGAATAATTCTATTTTGCCTGTCAACAACAGGGATTGCTGTAGCACCCCTACTATTACCACCGCGAACAGTAATACTGAATGCTTGATCAATATCAAAATCTTGTGGGTCAATTACAATTTCTTCTAGCTTCCCTTTAACTACAGGAGTACCAAAAGCTCTAGTAGGAACAACAGGAGGAGCTACTAGCTCATAGATTAATACATCTGGTTCTGCAATTTCAACTTTTGGTGGAGTAATTACACTGTAACCTTCTCCCCGTGCGACAGCATCTAATTTCTCAATAGGTCCCAAATATACTTTATCGGGGGACTTATATGATACAATCTCCACACCATTAGTAAGTACGGCGATAGCACCAGGTTTAGTGGGCTCTGGCTCCCTATCAATGGAAATTAAAGTATCAGATACTGGAATTTTTCTGAATACACGCTTTGTAGTAATTTGACGAGTTTTCTGACTCTCCAATGTGAAGAAATGCGTTCCAATTCCAGTAGTCTCAGTAAAGCCAACAAAACTTGTACTACCAATAAAAGATGGGGACACATATAATTTAATTTTTCTCCTATCCTCTAGAACCTGAACATAATACTCACCAACATCAATTAGTGGAACAGTATCCTTACTGACAGTATAGGAGATCAAATCTCCCGTATAGAACTGAACTTCTTCTGGAAAAACGAGAGTGGAGTACTCATTAGTAAAGCTATTAAAATCTTCAAAACTATCTGGAGTAGGATCAACTATCGTACTCTCAACGATGTTGGATGTAATTTCATATGAAGGAAGTGAATTCGTGGCAACATAATAGTTGGAGTCAAACTCTCTAGCATCATACAAATTCAAGACATTAGATAGTACCGCATTGTTACCATAATCAATGGGTGTACCGGTGCTATTAGCATACTTCTGGTTTCTTCTAATATCAAGTGGTTGATTAGTGGGAATACCGAAAGTGTCATTAATAGTCACTGTAGAATTGACAAAATCAACGCTATTTACAAGACGATTAGTGACATAAGCAATCTGACTACCACGTTGTAGAATATCTACAGTATCTCCAGGAGCAATACTAGCCTTATCTAAGTAATTGGCAGATAAGGTGAATTCTGTACCCTCAACTTCTCTTACCTCAAATCTTACACTGGTGTTGTAAATGAAGCTGTTGGCAATAGTTTGTGGAACTGTCTGTGTTCCTCTAACGGCAATAGGACCAAGAATATTTTCACCAAGAGTATCTACTCTAATTTTCTCACCAATAAAGTTGAATGGAACTTCATTGTCAAATGAAAGGTCGGAAATAACACCAGTCAGTCTTACAATAATTTCTTCACCATCTGAACTAGTTCCCCTTACAACAATATTGTCAATAATCTCATCTTTGATCGCTACAGTTTTTAAAGGATCGGAGCAGGTTACACCCAAGAACTGATTGACGCTCTTTTGCTCATATTCAAATTCAACACCATCTTTGGTAATAAACTTACCGTTATTACGGAAACCAATAGTACTATCTACTGTAATAGTAGTGTCGCCTGGATTCCAAGGTCTTTGAGTATATGATCTAGCCGGTACAGTGAATAACTTCTTCTCATTTCCAATTTCATCATTGGATACGAAGAATAATATTCTGTAATATAAATTTTGATCCCTAGTAAAGGTCTCAATTTCAGAAACAGCACCAAATACGCTTGGATTTCCTACTTCAAATATAGTTCTTCCTTGTAGCTGTGTGGGATTACCTTTAACTGGAATAGCAACAGCATAATCTCTTCTGGAGTATTCTGCGGTTGATGGTTTGATTAGAAAATTTTCTAGATCAACAACTCTAGGTGTCTCTCCATATAATACTTTAAATAGAATGACGATAGATTCTTCACTTCCTTTAGTTTGGAAGAATGAACGTACATTTCTAATCCAGTTACCAGCATTAAGATCATCAGCAATGTCTAGATCCTCAAAGCCTGGAGCAAACGTAGCTTTAAGCTTATCAAAAAATGCCTTGAGGAATAAGACGCTTAAGTTCTCTACAGGTGCCCCAGCAAGGTGCGCAGAAGCAGTTGAAGTCTGGAATACTAGCTCTCGGGGAGCACCATCAGCGTGAAGGTCTGTAATACCACTGAATCCCCTCACAACCCCAGTAAAGGTGTTGGTAGTGATACCAGTGTATGTCATTATCTCATCACCAACCTTTAGAAGTCCCCAGGATTCAGGAAAACTATTGGTTGTGGTTACATTAACAATATCCGATTCTGCTGTTATGTCTTCAGTTAGCGCATAGGTACCATATAATGCTTGAGAGGATGTATTATTAATATCAAGGTACTGATCTAAATTTGTGGCAAAGTCCATTGGACCGCCCTGAAACTCCTGGGAGATATAGAATTGTTTTAAGAAGTCATCAGTTAATGGTGCTTCACTTAAAATAAAACTAGGGAGTTGGGAAGAAACGATGTCCTGGATCTTCACTCTCACTTCAATACCAGTACCAATCATACTAAGATACCTGTTTTTACCTTGTTAATTTGCCGTTTCCGTAACTTGATGTTACTGGGAAACCAACGCCAGAGATCTGTTCACCACTGGCAATTGTATCCCTAATCATATTTATAGGGCTCTGAGAAACATCAAACGAGACATAGAGATCTTTAAGACCAATAACATCATTAGACTGTGGAAATGCCTGTATCTCAATAATTTTATTATCTAGGTTTGTTGAAGCTATGTTTACCGTAAATAATTGTATCTCACCTTTGGTGTAATCAACAATACCTGCGTTTGAAACTACAGTTGTATAATTAGATTCTCCATCACTAGCATTAAGATTTTCACTAATGTATGATATGACACCTTTACCCGATCCGTCTAGCTGACCAGCAGCATCCGTATTTGGAATATCGGTAATAAAGAGATTTGCTGAATTTCCAGTAATCTTAAATCCACTACTCTTTATAGTTCCACCACCAGGAATAATATGGAACGCATTACCATAGCATAACTCATATTGAGCAAACTGATTTTCAGCAGCATTGAGATTTCTTCTAATAATAACTTTAGTAATGTTGGATGTTACTGCGGTTGAAGTGTCATCAATAACTTTCTGACATTTGGAGTATTTAAATCTACCACCAAACTTATTAATATCAATAGAACCCGCATATGCGTTGAGAGACCGAATAACAGCAGTTTTCAAAGTATTTGCTGTAGTTGTTTTTGTAGTGTCATAGTAAACAGCACTATTAATCTCAACAAATAGAACTTTAAGGTCAACAATCTGTTGATTGATCCCAGCAATTGTATATTGCTTCAATCCATCAAGAATGTTCTTCTTATCAAAGTCACTAACTTCAACACCATTGACAGGTTTGATGCTAATTAAGACATTACCGAATTGTGGAGGTATTAGCTCTTCTCCACCAACTACAGAGATTGATTCTGTATTTGGATATAGCTGTTTAATGATGCCTTCATAGTCACGCCCCGTCACAGCCCTGTATTGGGCTCCATAGACGCGGGGAGCATAGTATTTGATGGATTCTACACTCTCTACAGCAGCGCCGTTTCTAGCGGCTGTTATGGTACTCACATCAACAACGTTTGATGGAGAAACTGGATTACCAAGATCATCAACCAAAGATCCAGCAAAGCTAAATTGGCTAGCTCCATCACCAGCTTTACCATCACCGATAATATAGGTAGATTCAATTGTTTGCTTATTGACTAGAGCTTTACCAAAAATATTATCTCCAAACAATAGTTCATAATTTTGCTGGTTTACTTCTGCTAGGAAATAAACTTCACTATTCTTATCAATTCTAATAATATTTTTTACTCTTTCCCATTCTTGACCCAACCCAGTATCATTCTCATCTCGTACTCTTACGATGAGTGTACTAAAATCAACATCTGGATTATTAATAATGTATCTTTGGTTTAATGAGGTATCTACAGGAAATGATGTCCTAGCAAATGTTCCCTGGTAAATTGTTATTGGATCACTGTCTATACCAAACACAGCAACACCTTCATTCACAGGAGCTGTTATAGGCTCTGGAATGGAAAATACGTAACTGCTGTTGTCTTCGGTGCCAACACAGACTAGACCAGCCTTCAAGGTCAACGTGGACGTGGTAGAGCCCGTCTCTATACTAAACGTAACTTGAGCTTGAGCAGATTTCTGTGATCTAGGCAAATATCCAATGTTTCCTGCCAAAGAAACTACATTTCTACGGAGAGTAGCAGAATCCAAAAAGGATTCATTAACGATCATATTGGCATTCACTGAATTGATATAGGCATTGTATGCCAAAGTATCAATAAGGACACTAAAGTTGGATCCATCAAAATCAAACCCAGTAAAATTTGAGTTTGCTCTTAGATAGTCTTTAATAGACTCTTTAATTTGATCGTAGTCTAAATTAGTAAACTTAGTGAATGCCATTACCTAGTACTCGTTAAAATAAATGTATAATCTTGGGGTGGGAACTCTTCACCTACAATATTGTAAGCAACATTAACGCCTACTTCATTCTGATCTGTAAAAAGATCAACTTTAACCACTATATCATCAATTCTAGGCTCAAAGTTCTCCAAAGAAACTGTTATTTGGTCTTCAATGGCAAAGGCGGTAGCATAATTTGCGTTTTCAAACAGCTGACCTCTAACATCAGACCCAAAAAGTGGTTCAAAGAACTTTTCACCAGGAATAGTTTCTACAATGTTGCGTACTGACTGCCTAATTGCTCTAGCATCTCTTAAAACACCAAGATCACCCGTTACCGGGTGGGGTAAAAAGGATAAACTAATATCCTTGAATGACCTAGAAACGCGATTTACGTCAGCCATCATAAAAATACGACATTTATCAGTATTTATGCCAAAAAATTAGCTATAAAAAAAGCTCCAGGAGGAGCTTTTTGAATTTATTCGGTTTTTTTGGCTTTTTCGGCTTCAATTTTAGCTTTTTGTGCCAGAGCGTGCTCAAGAGCACCATAATCAGTCACTAAAACGACGCCCGGTGAGCGATCTACAGGTCTTCCCATTGTTTTTTGTCCTAAAAAAGTAAATTTAGAACTTTTAGGGGGGTTCTATCCCCAAATTTATTTATTTAATTACTTACCTTGACCGCGATAGCGCTTTTGCTTGACTCTAGCGGAGGTAGCGGAAAGCTTCGTGCGGTTAGATCGCCCTTGACGAGTCTTTTTACCAGCTCTTTCTACTTTTTCTTGAGTTTTGCCGAACATTTGTTACTCCTTAATATAAGTGGTGTGGGAAATGGTGTCTGGATGAGGAAATCCAGTCTCATAATATGCGGTAGACAAATCTACCATTAAATCCATGAACAACTCCTCAGAGATTCCCTGATGAATTCGTTGCCCTTCAATCATTATATCATAAATATGGGTCATTCAACTTCGCGGTAGGTGACAGTTTATATATGGACCCCATAGGGAACTTAAAGTTGGTGGGGCGAAGCCCAGGGTCACAAAAGGGTTAGGATCTTAACTCGTAACATCTCTATGGTACTCTATGGATCATAAAGACTCTACAAGAGCCCTACGTGCCCCCACAAGCAAGCTTCTACGGATCGCAGAGTATATTTATGTGAGATATAAAGAACCCCCTTAGAAGCCCCCCTATAGCCCTATGAGATTCTATGCCCCCGTAGAGAACTTTAGAGTATATGGGATTACATCTATAATAACATAGATCTCTCTGTAATTCTCTCTTCGGAGATAACTTGAGAGCGGGTTTTCGTGCCTCTCTACGTACCTCAACGGATCTCAACGGATCTCAAAGATACTCTACACATAAACATAGAGACATACAAAGATTTCTTTTTATTTTATAGAAGTACTTACAGTACCGTGGGTTACCCCAAGTATCAGTACATCTCTCTACACCTTCTCTATGAACCCCTTCGGGGTGCCTTCGGCATACTTGACAAGATATGCTTTTCTGTGTAGAATAGCCTTGTTGAGGTTGATAAGACATCTTTAAGTCTCTTTGAGTAATAAGGGGATTTCTGTGATACTAAATAGCCTTGTGCGTTTTGTAAGGGAACGGTAGAGATACTTTAAAGAGATCCTCTGGGTAATTGATACCTGGGGGATTTTTTTATGTGCTATAATATAGAGATCAACTTTGAGGCAACTCTGTAGCCCCTAGAATATCTGGGAGAATTTTTTAGAGCCCGTTAAATCAATAGTCGTATATATCCTATAGCTTAGGTTACTGGTCGTTTTTAATATACGTAACGCGGCGCCTCGGTATAACATAACAACGCTAATACACTGTCGATTACGAACTAATGAATACACTGTTATGTGTCACTAACTGATATTGTTAAACATAAAGAAAGCCCCCCTTGCGGGAGGCTGTGTGATCAGCTGTTCTCTGTGATCCAGACTTTGAGCTCACCCAGGTCAATCCTCTCCCCTCTCATCCCAGCATAGGCAGACTGTAAGAAATCACGGATCAGGAAGTTACGTTGATCAGCGGCTGTCTCATTGACTAAGAGGAGAGCATCAATCCAAGAGATGGTTCCGTTTTGGTCAGCTGTGGGGTTGATCATGTTTGGTTGTTTGACTTGAATCTATTGTAGATCAAATGGGGGGCTAGAACGAAAGCTTGTGTCAGTTAAGAATTTGGTTATCTAGAACGAAGTTAGCCCATTGCCCGTAGCTCAGTGAATCATCCATCATCAAGTGGCGAACATAGAATCTGACTTGATCACGAAGGCGGACCTTGTGGGCAGAGACGGAGCCAGACTTCCATGCGATCTGGGTGAGACGGGGGGTGAGCACGATGGCGTCAACTGCTGTGGAGTTATGCTCAAGGGACAGATAGATGGATGGAGTCATGATGAAATAAAAAATTGTTTTGAGTGGGGTGGGGGCAGAGCCCCCGGTTGATCAGTTGCTGGTTTTGATGACCTGGGCTTCTTGACTGATGAGGTAGGCTTTGACTTCGGCAATGGCTGGGATGACGTTTTCTTTGAGGCGGTCGGTGTAAATGCTGATGAATGGTGAGGTGGGGTGTGTCTCTAGAAGATCTAGGATGAGGGAAGAAAGGTTGCCTCGGATGCCCTCTAGGCGGTCAAGTTCGCGGAGTGCGTTCTGGGTTGTCTGGCTGAAGGAGAGGCGGGTCATCGGTTGCTTTGTTTGGTATGAATCAATTGTAGACCGTATGGGGCACTAATCAATACAACGTGTGCCACTGGTGGGATTGGCTAAACTGGCTGTCTTGCCCTCCTCTGAATACGTAGCAGCAAAGCGAGCGGCAATGGTTTGGGCATCTTGCCCCTGGGCTGGTCCAAAGTGCTTTTCAATTTGCCAATCGCAGCCTTCATAGATTGAGCGCTCAACCCATACACGGGCTTGGTCTCTGAGGCGGCTTGCAGGTGAGAAGGGCATTGAATCGGTTGGTTTGGTATGAATGAATTGTAGCACGGAATCAGCTAGCTGAACCACGGAGTATGAAATCAACCCGGTCTGACTTGTATTGGGCATTGGCTCGGTTGGCTGAGCGCTTAGGATCAATCGCTTTGACTGGGCTAGGTGGTGTGGGGTAAGAAGGAGCGGGGGGAACGTAAGCTGGGGGATTGGTGCTAGCTCGGCGGCTTGGCTTGCGGCGCTTGCGGCTCTTGGCTTGGCTTGGCAGTTTGATCACTGCAATCTCTTGATGACCTTCGGCTGCGAGCTGGGCGACTTGCTGATCTAATGAGATTTTCATTGGTGTCCTTTGGTATGAATGAATTGTAGCATGGATCTTGGGGCAGTGCTCACCAAGCGGTGATAGGCTGAACCCAATCCTCTTGGATGAGCTGAGACACCTTGGTGCAGATGTAATCATCATTTTCAATTGACTTGCCACCCTGCTGGTGGGCAAAGAGGCAGTCTTCCTGATTCAAGTGAAACAAGAAATCTTCCTTGGTAAAGAAATAAAGGCGAGCCTGGCTCTCGTCTGAGTTGATGCCGAAGAATACCAGACGCTTCCAATCCTTGTCGCGGGAGACGTGGTTAATGATGAATGAGTCTGTATTGGTGCCGCCTTTCTTGTTACGGGTTGCCAGTGAGAATTTGATCTCGGTCAGGATCTCATCCACAACCCGGTCATGCCCTGCCGTTGATGTTTTGGCTCTCTTGACGCTAGAGCCCATCAACTTAAAGTATTCAGAAACGAAGCGCTCGCCAAACTCACCCTTTTGCTTAGGGCTCATGAATACGTAGCCCTCAAAGCTTGTGCCCACCCATGGATCAGAGGTGTTCTGCTCAATGTAGCTGGTGAGGTTTGAGTTCTGAAAGACTGAGGCGAACATGGGGTTGTTTGCTTGTTGAACTAATTATAGCGGGTTGGGGGAGCCTGTCGTGGCTCCCTGTGACAGTGATTCAGCTGGCTCAGCGGATAGTGATGCCTGACTCAAATGGAATGGTGATGCCGTTGGCAATAAGGAACCACTGATAAGCCTTTTGGAAGACGCCCTCACCTGGTGCGCCGAACTCATCCATCAAGGCATTAAGGCGGCTCTTGGTGGTGTTGGACTGCCAGCCACCATCGAAGAGGGTGATGAAATCATCGCCTACCTCAGCGATCTTGTTACCGTGCAGGCGGACCACAGCCACGCCGTCATGGTGGTGAACTGAGGTGTTAGCCTTGGTGAAATTGGTGCCAGACTGAACGGCTTGGTTCATTTCGGTTTCGATCTTACGCATGGGGTTCAGTGAGTTGGTTTGTTTGGTATGAATCAATTGTAGCAGGTGATGGGGGCTTGCCTAGCCCCCTTGTGACAGTTGGTCAGCTGTTCTCCAGTTGTTCAATTCGAGATTCTAAATATTCAATGTGATGGAATAGCTTAAGGAACTTTTCTTCAGTGGTTAAACCAACTCGAATTCCTTGACGCTCACCAGGTTCCCAATGTACTTTAGAGAAGAAATCATCAGTTTCGGGATCGTAGGTGTATCCCATTTCATTGGTGTAACTCATTGGGGTTCCTTTGTTTGTTGAACTAATCATAGCAGCTAGGAGGGGAGCTGCTAGCCCCATTGTGCCAGTGTCTCAACTGCCACCGAAGACGTAAGAAACAACGCCTTCGGGATGATTTACGTTTTCGATGACCTTGTAATCTCCATCTTTGATAGCAACATCGAATTCGCCATCAAAATAACTGATTTCGAACTCTTCTGCAAAGAGCTCTCTGCAACGCTCTAAGGAAGGAGCAGCAATGACTGCCATTCCAGGGGTGTAATCAGAGAGGACTTCGTTGATGATGTAGAGGTTCATCGAGGTGTGTTTGTTTGTTGAACTAATCATAGCAGGTGGTGGGGGCATGCCTAGCCCCATTGTGCCAGTGTCTCAACTGCCACCGTAAAGATAGGAGATAACACCCTCAGGGTGATTTACGTTTTCGATGACTTTATACTTTTTGTTCTCGATTGCCTTATCGTACTCAGGAATCATGTATTTTTCGTCAAACTTATCGTCAACAAACTTTTCAATGAAAACTTCTCTCAGACGCTCTAGGGAAGGAGCAGCGATGACTGCCATTCCAGGGGTGAAGTCAAAGAGGACTTCGTTGATGATGTAGAGGTTCATCAGGCGGCTGTGTACTCGTAGGAGAATGCGCGGCTGATTTGGTGGCGTGTGGCATTAGCCTGTGCCAGCCACTGTGGACCGTCACGCTTCACTACGGCATAGCCTAGCTTAGCGGTTTCAGCAAGCCATAGAGTGGCAGCTATTGTCATTACAAGAGCATTGCGGAGTTTGACGTTGCCACCGTTGCGATACCAGGTGCCAAAGCGTGTGCCTTGATCATAGACAAACTCAACGGCAGTGCAGAGAGCCAGTAGAACGTTGAGGATGTTGGAGCGGGAAAAGATTGTGTTGAGTGTGGTTTTCATTGTTGTAGAGAAATGAGGTGGATAACCGGGAGCCTGTAGAGAGTGGCTCAACCGATGAATCTAATATACAGGTTTTGTGGGGATCCTGCAACCCCAAGTAGACAGTTTGAGAATTGGTTCAGCGACCGTTCGTGTAGGATCCTAGGATCGGAGCAGGTCCGCACTGATTGTATCTGACCTCCGCGTATCCAAACTC